GGCGAATTATAAACCCGCAGGTATTGAGGTCTCTGCCCCATACCATCGATGAACGAACGGGCGTGGTGCGAGATCCTATATCTCAATAACATGTCTTCTCCAGAAACTCTCAACAATGGACTGTCAGCAAGGACATTCTTGTAGTCATAAACCACAGGGTCGCCTTTAGGGATGATCATATGATCCGTGCCATGTAGCGCCTGAATCAAGTCGCAGCTGACACGAGGATACATCCCATGTATAACTCCAGATGTGAAGGCACGACATGACGCTGCCATGTCCATCTTCTTACTACCAGGGAAACACACTATTGGCAACACGCCATCCATCTTGGAACCAAGAGTTCTAAGTAACGGCCCCAAGTTCAAAACCGGTGACCAAACTTTCTGACCAGCTAGCGGGCCAGTCAGATGTTCGGCAATGACCGGCGAATGCTTGAGGAATTGAATATCGGAAAAAACTTCACACTTCTCGTAAGTAACCACGTAACCAGATGCTGCGCAGGCCTCAACAAACGACTGGGGGTCCAATGTTCGACGTGAAGAAGCTTCACAAAACATCAGGACGCACGCTAAGTTGTTCGTTAAGGTTGTTAACACAGATCCAGAATACAAAACTGGCTCCTTAGGGGTGAAAGTTAGAGAGTCAGTAACGACACTCTTACGATTATCCGATGTTGCGCGCTGGTACTCAATAACGACCGGCGTAGTAAGCTGATCGATGAGCTCCTCAGACAGGACAAAGGACCCCGTGGGGTTTAACAGACGTCTCATCATAGCGAACAGTGACCCAGAATGGCTGGCATCACAGGAAGCTATATCCGCATTAATAACCCGGATGCCGTCCGAAGTTCGGAACGACACACATGAGTCATCAGAAAAGTAGATCATCAACATGTCATAATCCACCCCCCTGTAACGGCAAGTTGCGAGGGCATCAAATGCCTCAGCCATCAGGTTATAAATGGGACCAGGAATAAAAAGAGCAATGCTCTTGAACGAACCAGAATTGATGACTAGGGGATGATCAGACATCAAATGCTTAACATCCTCAACATACCCCGCCCCAGTCATACTAGCCAATAAGTTTTCCCGATCTCCACCTGATCTTGTCATATCAGGGCCACTAATAGAAATGTAAATGCGACATGGCTTACGGAACTTCATGGGCTCCATTTTAACCTTCGCACGCACATTTTTACCGTGGTGTTTGCGAACATTCAACAAAAGAGGTGAAACCTTCACACTCTCATAAGTCCGTACCCGCCCCTTAAGCTTGGGGTGCCCTTTAACCAATGATCGAGCGATTGTATCCTCAACAGAAACTCGTTGCTCAATAATCCGGTGATATCCTGATCGGAAAAACCAATCAACAATAGTGGACTCGTGCCGGACGATGCTATCACGTTGAGCTCGGAAAAATAGCTCGTTCTCAATGACAGTCATACCTTTGTACAAACCATCATGGCTAGGGTCTTTCTTGGTCCCCAGCAATCGTGACATCATACCAACAACCACGGATGTATTGCTGCGCGCAGGATAACACCGTAGTTTAAACATATTCCCGAAAAATGGACCAAAAACAAGAGAGGAGCTTCTATCATCCCGCTCTTTCATAGCCCCAGGCAATAAACAAAAATTTTTAAAGAAAAATGAAACATCCTTATGAATTGAATGCTTAGTAAATTTGTACATTGGTGCAGAGAACTTACCGCTCCACACAAAACCTGTGACCACTGCCTCGACTAATTTTGAGTCGATGGCTGATCGAAACACCTTCAACGGGTGCTCGAGGCAGTGGTCAAATGGAACCGAGTAACTTAGTTTGACCGCAGTGAACAAGCGGAAGTTCTCTCCATCTCTGTGCATGAAAGCACATACATTGTGCTCAAAGCACAAGTATAAGAATTGAGCTTATCACTTAGCTCATCGATCAGCCAGTCATATGATACGACACTAAACCCGGCTCCAGCGCTAGGCTCGATGGTATCGGTTAACCCGCCAACAGTGATATCGGCAGGTCTCAGACCCCAGTCGGCAAATTTCGCCTTAACCTTCTCGAATTCAGTTGATCGTGAAGGCGTTGGGGAAGCACTCCCCTC